TTGACGGATAAGAAGAAAAAGATTCCGGGTCATATTCTATTTTCATTTAATCTGAAAACGAAAGAGATAAAGAGTTTCTATTACCAACGAAGTTTTAGTTGTATTAAACGGGAAACCTATAATGAAAAATAAAGTAGTTATTGAACCGGATTGCTATTATGAACAAGCTTTGAATGAAAAGAATTTTAGAAAAAGATTAAAGGATTGGGTTAATATGAAAACAATTAAGATTTCAAATTTACAAGAAGGAGATGTGTTTATGTACAAAGGTGTAATGTATGAGATTGTTCATAAGGATAAATGGGAAACCTATTGTAAATATGTCAATGATAAAAGTCATTTGGGATGGTTTTCAAGCAAATATCTTTATTGTAAATTTAGTAATTATACAAAAGTGGAGGTTTAAGCATTATGAGTAAATATAGATACAGGGAAGTAAAGAACTATATCCATAACGAATTAAAGTTGACTAAAGAG